AAGTGTTGCATCCGCAGCTATAAGCAGGAGCCGCATTGCACCAGTTCAGAGGGGTCACGCCATATGCATAGTTGGTAATGCGAGGAATTCCGCACAGCGCGCTCTGAAGCTGAAGCTGGTTAATCTGGTTCTGCATGTCAGCCATGCGATTGCCGGTGATGGCATCCAGAATCTTCTGGGTGTTTGCTGTGGCGTTCTGCTGGATAGCGCAGGAGTAATTCGCCATGTCAAACTTTACGCTATCGATGTTGCGGTTCGTCTCACAGCAGCAGTTAGCGGCATTGTAGCCGTTCTGTGCAACCATTGCTTCAACGTCGCGAATCTGCCCAAGCTGATTGTACGCGAGGTCTTTGGCATTGCCAGTAACGTCATACGCTGCCTGACGGACAGCCGCAACGGTTTCGTTGTTCTGGCGTTCCAGAGCGGCAAAATTGAACTGGTTCTGTACATCTTCGGTAGTAGCACAGCCGCCCTGACCGCGATTGCCCCACAGTCCGCCGCCGCCCATAAAGACGAAGAGGAAAAGAACAACGAGCCAGAGGATTCCACCATCACGTCCGCCAAAGCCATCGCCGCCGCCAGTAGCAGCAGCCAAATCGGAGAGAGAATATTCGGACATAGACATAATTAAATCCTTTCTTTTAAATTTATATCAACCGTCTGCGCACAACGGGGATATACAAAAATATTGAAAAACTTTAGAAAAAGTGTTGACAAGCTACAAATGAAATGTTATAGTGTACTCACAAGGAACGAAGCAGTTCCAAATTAAAAGGAGGAAATTACAATGGCAAAAAAAGAAGCAAGTGTTATCGAGATTAGACCTATCCAGATTCAGAAAGTGAACGTTCGTATTGTTGGAGACAGCCCGCTTATTATGCACGCATGGTCAGAAAAGGCAAAGCGCATGATGCTTGAAGCGCAGATGGGACTCGCAAAGGGCAAAAAGAAGGAATGCAAGAACCCGGTTGAGGATTTTATCCGCTCCATGTATTGGCTGACGCCGATGCCGGAAGATATGACCGAGGACGGTTTCAACGAAGCCATTGCCAATGGTGCAAAGTTTGGCTTCCCTGTTACTGCAATCAAGCAGGCGGCAATCAGCGCGGCATTCCGACTTGGATGGAGTAAAACCAAGATGGAAAATCGCGGAATGTTTTACATTGACAGCGACCCGGACGGAATGATTGAAATCCATAGCGACGCGCCTATTATGCGCGAGGACATGGTAAAGGTCGGCATGGGAACGGCAGACATTCGCTATCGCGGAGAGTTCCGCAACTGGCACGCCGATTTGTGCATTAGCTACAATGCTAACGGAACAATCAGCCTTGAGAACATCATCAACATGATTAACGCTGGCGGCTATGTTTGCGGTATTGGCGAATGGCGTCCGGAGCGTGACGGTCAGTATGGAATGTTCCATGTAGACGCATAAAACGCGGCAGGCGTGGCACGGTAAGGTGCGGCGAGCCTGGTTCTGGCGAGGTCTGGTTCGGCAGGTACGGTAGGGCGTGTCGGGGTTTGTTCCGGTTGCGCGGGGTTTGGCATGGCAGGCGAGGCGTGGTTGGTCGTGGCTTGGCGGGTCGAGATGTGGTACGGCAGGTTGGGCAAGGCGAGGCGCGGCAAGGCGAGGCGCGGATTGGCATGGTAGGCAATTATCCAAAAATCAATAACAAGGAGGAAACACAATGGTTTATCAGTTTAATTCAGTCGCCCGCATTAAAGCAGACGCGCAAAAAGCAGGAGAACAGTTTGAGGAATTGGAGCGCACATGCGGGCTAACGCCGAAAAACGTTGTTGACGCAAACAGAGCAGAAAACGCACCGCTTCACAATGAGTTTGAATGGGATGACAGCATTGCCGCAGAATCGTATCGAGAAGAGCAAGCGCGGTATATCATCCGAATGTTGCAGGTCAAGCCGGAAGAAAAGAAAGAAATTCCGATTAGAGCATATTTCTCAATCGAAACTGCGAACACATACGAAAACATTGCGACGATTCAAGCAAGCAAGGAAAAACTCGATTATTTGTATGAACAGGCACTAAAAGAGTTGAAAGCGTTTCAGCGCAAGTATTCAAAAATCACGAAGTTAAAGCCCATTTTTGACGAGATTGACAAGCTTTAATATGATAGCCGCTCACTTCGGTGGGCGGTTATTTTAATATACTCGCCAGTGCTTCAGCTTGTTCTTTCAGCTGGGCAAATTGGGACTGTGACATCTTGCCTGAATCAAGCAATTCCTGCACCATAGCTTGCGGATTTTTGCCTTGCATCTGCTTTTTGAATTTTGCAAACTCCGTAATCATTGCCATGGGATTATTTCTGTTCATTTGCGGCATCTGATTCGCTCCGTTTAGAAGCGCCGCCATTGGATTGATAGCCATTAAAAATATCCTCCAATCTTTTTACTCTGGATTCAAGACCGCCAACATCTACGGTAGGAGCGCTCTGGTGTGGCGTAATGTCAAATGGTGTTGCTGTCTTGTAGCCTGCTCCATCTGCGACAATCATCCAAACCATAGGTGCAGTATCATCCATAACAATGATATTGCTATTGGGAGCCATCTGGAGCGCATCTGCGCCGTTTTTGCCATTAACGTGTATGATTTCATATCTAGGAGCGCTCATCGTTTGTGATGGCATCTGGGCGCTTATAGCATCTATCCTAGCCTGATAAGGATTGTAATATTGTGGTTGAAATTGGTTGCCATAATTGTAATTCATTGCTCTCCCTCCTGTTATGTGCAATATAGCATAAAAATAGCGCACCCACAATGCCGTGAGTGCGCCACTTTTGTGCCATTTTAATCTGCCAGTTTTTTGAGTATTGTTTTCTTTCCGTCTAAAACGATTCTGTTTATCTGGCGATCTGACATCTGGAGCCGTTCCGCAATGTACGCTATTGTCCGTCCGTCCACAAAGCGCATTTTTAGTGCATCTCTATAGACGGAATTTTTGATCCAGTTGTCGATAACCGCGCTAATTTGGTCGTTTGAATAGTCGCAAATGTCCACTGCAATACCTCCATAAATTGCATCCTTTGAACATCCTGAATTTTGCAAATTGTCCGATCCACCTGGTAATTTGTAAAACCGACTTTTCAACGCTTGGCTTGTTTTTTATCCGCGATTGCAAATGATAATTGCTCTCAATGCGCTTTCGCTGAGATCCAGCACCAGATTCTCCCCTTCTCCGGCTTTGCCCTTAAGGGTTCCGGCTTCAATGAGCGGGTCAATTTCCGCGCGGTAATAATCCGGCAGCTCGGAGAGCAGGTGATAAAAGTGCTCCAAAGGCTGGAGCCGACCGTCACTGCCCAGCCCTACAATCATGTTGGTCTGCATATCTCCGTCCGCGCCGAGATAATAGGTGTCGCCACCGCTCTCGACCTTCCACGTGTTTTCCACCATATAGCCCTCCTCGCCAAAATAGTACCACTTGTCCTTGATTTTCGCCCACTGGCTCTTGTAGTAGGAGTTGCCGCTGTCCGCGTACCACCAGCCCTTGCTGTCCTTGTGCCAGCCTGCAGTATACTTATCCGTTGTGCCGGTCAGCAGACTTGCATCACCCAGCACATTAACGTCAAACCGCCCGGAGCATTCGGGGATGGTGTAGGTGCTGCTATACTGCCAGATGGCATAATCCGAGACGCCGGGGGCAGAGGCATACTGGGCAAACCACAGCGCATAATCCCCTATACGGCCTTTATCCACAAAGCGCCGGAAATAATCTAGATTATAGTAGACACCGGGGGTGTAGCCGCCCGCTTTGACCGCCTCGCAGAACGCCACGGTGTGGTCATTGAACGCCTGCTTTTCCAGGGTGACACCCTGCTTTTTCGCGTAGCTCACGGTGTCGTACTCGAAGTCGAAGAACACCGGCAGGGTGATTTTACTTTTGTAGGGCTCCAGCAGAGACAATACAAAGGCCGCCTCCTTTTTCGCGCCATCCGTATTCAGGGCGTAGGAAAAGTGGTAGACGCCCACGGGAATATTTTGGGCAAGGGCTCCGGTGATGTTGGTCTTCCAGTAGTTGTCCGTGTGGCTGACGCCATAGCCCGTGCGGATGATGGCAAACTGCACACCGGATGCCTTGATCTTCGCCCAATCCAGAGCGCCGTTGTGCTCTGATACGTCAATACCGATAATTTTAGCCATTGCCATCGTCCTCACCTTTCACCTCCGGCAGCCCCGCAATGCTGGTCAGCAGACTAACAACGCCAGCCAGAGCCGCAGTGCCTACCACGGTTACCCAGTCCACTGCACCGATCGTCACGGCGGCAGGAATCATTGCCACAGCTGTCTGCGCCACGGTTTTCACGGCACGGATGCCGGCCGCTTTCCACCACATCTTTGTTTTAATTGTCATGATTAGCATCCTCCAAGTCTTTAATTCGATGGTTGATTGTTTTGATCTGTTCCTCAACAACAGGCATCCGCCGAGCAAAATTGTTGTGTTCGCGGACCTCCCGCGTCAGTTCCTCCAGCTTTGTTTCTGTGACTGCCTGGCTTTTTTCGGCGTTGATCTGCATCTCCGAGGCGGTTCTGCGGTTTGAAATGATTACGCCGGCTAACGCAAGACCGCCCGTGATAAGCGGCGGGATCACCGATACGATAATTGTTTCCATTTTACCCCCTTACTCTGCGATTCGGAACGCAACGGTGCCGGAAGCCAGAAAATCGCCGGAGGCTTTCTGATCAGAGCGCTTACATTTCATACTTGTTTTCCTCCTTAGCTGCTTGTTTTGAACATCAGTGTTCCGCCGCCGCCGCACTCGCCGGACGTTTTCTGATAGATTTCATTGGACCCCCACTTGTTTCCGCTCCCGGGTATTTGACCGTATGCATAAAAGCTGCCACCCGTAGAAATCGTCCAGGACGTAAAGATTGTGTCGTTCGCCGCGTAATAGCCGGACAGAAAGCCGCCGCCGGAATATCCTTCCGCAGCAGGGGTCAGCGGGCAGCCGGAAACCTTAATTTGCTCGGTGTTGCTGCCCGCCATAGTGCCCCAAATGCTGAAGGAGACGATTGCGATGTCTCCAATTTTAAAATAACGACCTCTTTGATAGCTGTAAGACGACATTCCGGACAGCGTAGGGGTCCAGGAACCGGAGGAAATGCCCAGAATTGCGCCGATGGAAGCAGAGGTCAGCTGCTTGCCCGAGTCCATGAGATTGCCCCCGGCATCCAGCAGCGCCAGGTTTTGGGCAGCGGAGGGGGTCTTTTTGTCCGCCTTATTGGCAGAGAGCTGGTTGACGGTGTTCTTGAGCTGGGTCAGAAGGCTGATATCGCTGTTGGACAAATCCGGATCGGCGGGCAGCGCCGAGGGAGCAACCTCCAGCAGCAGCTGCCCGGTGCCCAGAACCTTGGAGCCGCTGGTGATGTTCAGGCGGCAGGGAATCTCGCCGGAAACGGCGGTCATCTGGGCGGTGAGGGTGATCTCCGCCACATCATCGGACAGGGTTCCGGCGACGGAAAAGCTCCTGCCGTCGGGCTTGGTGCCCTCCAAGGTGACACCGGCTCCCGCGGGCAGGTTTGCCGAAGCGCCGGAGGAGGTGAGCTGGAACTGGAGGGTGCGGCTTTGGATGTCTCCCTGGACGCAGGGAACTCGGACGGGAATGCCGCCGGGCTGGAGGGATAAGGGGTAGGTTTGGGTAATCATGGGGTTGCTCCTTTCGGGGTTTTAGATTTTTGAAGATTGCAAGCCGGGGTTCGCACGGAGGGGGCGGAAGGAGAAGCAGCAGATGCCTTAGACGTTACAAGCTGTGACAAAGTTGTGAACGACGAAATTTCGCTGTCAGAAATTACTGTATCATCATTTACAGCCGCAGGAGAAACGGAGAGAGTAAATTTGGCTGTGCCAATCACCTCATTGCCGCTAGTGATTGTGATTTGGCAATCTGTGTCACCAGCTACGGCTGTCATTTGGTCTGCGATTGTAACGGTCACCGTGCTACCAGACAGCGTACAGGCATAGCTAAACCCAAGACCGTCCGGCTTCGTTCCGTCGCACGTTGCAACAGCATTGCTTGGAGCATTAAAGCTCCCAGTGTCGCTGCGCAAGTTAAACACAAGCGTCCTGCTCCCGGTGTCATACTGGGTCACATGGACAACCGGATTCACTCCACCGGGTGTTATTGGTAACCTATAGGTTTGCGTAATCATATTTTATACCTCCGTTTTATCCCTGGGGGCTTGTAAAGCCACACAGTGCCCATTGCTGATTGCCATCCATATCTTGCACTGCTTTCCAGTCCAAATACAATGCGTTTTGACCGCTATTTGGCTGGAGCGTCCCAGAAAAGCACGCGTTTTTAGTTCGCAGAGTCCCCATATAGGCATCTCCGATATAATTTCCTCCAGAGTCCTTCCCGAGCTCCAAGCCGTGCGCCGTCAATGCAGTATACTTAAAATCTGAGCCGTTGCTGTCGCCGCTATACGTTGAACTGCCACCGAAAAGCTGAAGAATGCCAAATGAATCCGTATACTGGGACGCATTTGTGATGTACAGGCGCGCTCTAAGTGCGTTGGAGTCCCACATCCTCGATTGCGCAGACCATGTTCTCGATTTATACTTTCCGCTCTCGGACGTAAATGCCCCGTCCATGTTTACGTTTGTTGCGGTAATGTTTTTCACCGTGATATTTTTTGCGTCAAGAGTTCCGGTTTTTATGAGGCTTGCAGACAAACTGCCGGTTGTGATAAAGTCGGCAACAATGGCTCCGTCTTTTGTCATAGCAAGCGCGAATGGACCGTTATAGCCGTTCGAGCTGTATCCAAGGCCACTATTGTTCCAGCGCCACACTTTTGTTGCCGTTGCGATATCGTTCGTGTCCATTATTAGGATTTCGTCCGGTGTTTTTTCGCCTGTTGAACTGTGCAGAACAACATAGCCACCACTGTTGCCGCTTATCAGGCTTGTCGCGTTGTCAACAGCTTTTTGCAGAAATGTTTTGTCCGGCAGTTCCTGAATTTCAACAGCCTGATCCGAAATTGTACTTTCAAGGCTCGTTCTAGCATCGCCAAGTTCCGCAGTTTTAATTTTATTCAGAAGCACATCATACACGATTTTAACACATTTCGCAGTTGTGGAAACTCCCAACTCCGGGAATTCGACGTTTACAGTATCGCACAGGCTGACCCGCTCCAGCAATGCAATGTTTTTGTATTCCTCGCTCTGCTCCAGCTGGGCAAAGGACACGCTGATGCTAACCTTTGGGACGCCAATATTATTCGCCGTCATATAGGTTTGCGCTTTGGATTTCAACTGCGCAGGAGTCGGCTCACTATCAAACTCACTGCTTAAATCAAGGACTTTGATCCTGGTAAAATTATAAGTCCCGCTCGCCGCGATCACCTTTGGGGAAGTTTCAACTAAAGCATCCTCTCCCTTCCAGTATGCGTAAACGCCGGTATATACATTCGCGCAATTTTCCTCTTGCTGTATATCGGTAAGATTTTTCCCATATCGAACGGAAACGCCGCGGTTCTGTCCTCTCGCATTATACAGCTTTACGGTATATTTGTCAAATTCATACTCGCCGCCGTATACGTCCAGAATGCTTCCAGATGAGCCGCCAAGCAGACTTCGGATTGATGCCGGTTCAGACACTTCCATTGTTGCCTGAGTCGTTTTGTCAGTCCAGAAAGTAAAAGGGTTCGTTACAACAGATTTACTTTTTAGGCTTGAAAGAGCCGCTGTAATATTTCCAGCAGTGAATGTCGAAACCGGGATGCCGGTTAAATCATAACTAATGTGTTCGGCCGACACCGTAACAATGCCGTTCAGTGGCCTGGATATTTCATATATACGAAATGGCTGCGGATCGCGTACCGGGTCAGGCTTTGCGGTAATAATCTTTCTGAGTGCCAGTTTCTCAAAGTGAATGCCACTCGTTGGGTATTCCATCTCCAGTTCAAACGCACCATTCATGGATTCCTCGACGGTACACGAAACGCAGTCGGCCAGAGCGCCAATTCCGTTTGACGTGAAACTAGTTTCCGTACTGTCGTACAATTTTGGCATCATAATGTCCACCACCTCGGTACTATGTCAATTTTGGTAATGCCCCCGCTCCAAGAGACGGAGCATTCTCCATGCTCCAAAACTGGGAACTCCGGGGCTGTGATCGTGCTGTTTTTATTGGTCGTGCCCTTGTAAGCGTTCTGCGTGTCACAGTCCAGCGTCACAAACTCGTCTATGCTGGAAAATGTCACGACAGTGCCACATATAGACAGTTTGCCGGAGCCAGAGCCGTAAACAGTTATCAATGGCAATGCGGGGAACCACTCATTATATAGCACGCCGGAGGACCGCATCGTCGTTTCCAGTTCCCCGCTTCTCAAAAACCGCTGAGGTTTGCAGGAAAACTCAATTGTAAACGGGGCCAGAACTCCACAGCGTATATCTGTTTTTGCGCCTCCGGAAACTCTGGCCAGCCGAAAGACATCTGGTTCTGCGGAGGTTTCAAGGCGCTTGTATCCTCGCCCGAGCATAGTCCATTGGTTGACTGTGTACAGCACTTTGTCTACGTTGCTGGCTAAGGCAAAGCACCTCGCTTCACCAACAACATTTGAATATGACCCGTCATAAATTACCAAATCGCCATTGCGCCCCGGGATTTTTTGCGAATCGGCATTTTGAAGAGCTGCCCCGAAGGTCAGCGGCTGCTGCAAAAAAACGCCGACATCTTGGCTGTTTGTTCCGTCAAAAATAAAATAGTCTTTAAGCAAAAACCGCCGACCTCCTATCTACTCCACGCTGTAGTCTATATGCGATGTATTCCGCAAGTTCTTCTTTGCTTCCGAAATCGCCACCGTTGATGTTGATTTCGATGTTCCCGTATCCCCTGCCAGCGCCATCGGATGCACTGGGTCCAAGATAGCCAGCTGTATAACTTACATTGCCACCGATTTTTAGGTCATTTGGGAACGCGCTCTGCACGTCTCCAGAAAGCCCGCCCATCACATCGTTGATATTTTTCGCCATACTCTCGGCGGCTCCGATGGCTTCGCCCGCGTTTTCGTCAATGGCCCCAGACAGGCCTGCGACAAGCATCTCGCCGACCCACGCCATCTTTTTCGATGGTGAATGGATGCCGAAAAATCCCTTGATTTTACTCATAAGGTTAGAGCAGAAGCCGCTCACTTTGCTCCACAGCCAAGATGTGGCATTAGAGATACCGTTCCAGATGCCCTTGATGAGGTTCAGACCGATGCTTGCCATCTGGGAAACACCGCCGGAAAATCCCCTCACGATACTTGTGATAATCTGCGGCACAGCTTTCACGATTGCTGCGATGATCTGAGGCAGATTCTGTATGAGAGCCACGAACAGCTTAACACCGACAAGAGCGATTTTCGGAACGGACCTGATGATAAAGCCCACAATTGCCGAGATAATACTCGGTAGTGCTTTAATCAGCGCCGGTAGAGAACCAATAAGTCCTTCCGCTAACGCAACAATAATCTGCAAGGCGGAATCCAAAATCGTTGGAAGACTATCAATTAGGCTTTGCGCGATTGTCATTATGGCATCCACAGCAACGGGAATAAGCTGCGGCAGAGATTCCGAGATTCCGTTGGCGAGCGAAACAACAGCTTCAACTCCGGCTCGAATAACGGATGGCAAATTTTCCAATATGAAAGACGCAAACTGCGTCACAACCTGAACAGCCGAACTTGTTATAATCGGCATGTTTTTGCTAATTGCCGCTCCGATGCTCTGCAAAATGTTTTGCACCAACGAAAGAAAATCTGGGATTTTGAAACGATTGTTGTAATGACTTCCCCGATAATCTCACTGGCAGCACTCACCAATCCATCAACGCCGTCTGTTTTGAATGCTGTTGAAAGTTTGTCAATGTAGGAAATGGCATTGGGAAGAACTTCTTGCAAAAGGCTGTCGCTTATTGGCTGAAAAACTTCGCCAACAAGTGCCTTTGCGTTGTCCTGCAAGGTAGACATTAAGCCCTCCGTTGTCTTGCTCGCTTTTTCCATGCCTCCCGCAAATTGCCCGCCCTCACTTGTGGCGGCTTGCATTGCTGCCTTTAATTCATCAACAGAAATAGCACCGTCCGACATTCGCTTTTGGGTTTCTTCCATTGTTTCGCCGGCCGCTTCACTGATCTGGATCAACGGGTTCCAACCTGCGTCAATCATCATCTGGACGTTTTCGCCGGTGAGTTTTCCCTGTGCAGACGCCTTGCCGAAAGCTGTTGCCAAAGATTGCATTTTGTCAGCATTGCCGAGAGAAATGTCACCTAGCTGTCTTAATGTTGACGTTGTATCCTCGTTTGCAACGCCAAACGCCAGCAACGTCTGTGTGCCTTGTGCGAGGTCGTCCATCGCAAGCGGGGTAGATGCAGCAAATTTTTTAATTCGTCAACTTTTTTGACGGCATCCTCTTGGTTTCCAAGCATGACTTCAAAGTTTGTGGTGTAGGTTTCCATCTGCGTGTTGTACTCTGTACCAATTTTGCCGAGAGCCACAATCGCAGTTGATGCCGCGCCGATTCCAGTAGCGGCCACTTTGCCGGTGGTAGCAAGGCCCGCCTTCAGTTTATCCGCAAATCCGCTTGTTTTCTTTTGTGCGCCCGATATTCCGCTTTCATAATCGCTTGTGTCGAGCGTTATTTTCGCAGACAAATCAAATATATCCATTAAACCACCTCAATTTCTGCGCGTGTTGTTATGTCTGCTATGATCTCCGCGGCGCTTTTTACGGCTTGCGGCTTTGGGTCAACAATATCAGCAAATCTCTTTGTTATAAATCCGCCGCCGCCGATCTTTGCCGTATTTTCGGAAATCTGTCGCAGGCAATCTGTAACATAAATGCGGTACGCCACATCACGCTGATGTTGTGTGTAGCGTGCCATGACATACCGCAAGAATGCTCTATAGCTTTTTACTCGGCATTCTCCGAAGCAGATCCAGAGGATTTCGCGCCCCCCTCTGTCTCCGCAGATGTAAAAAGCTGCATAAAATCAGAATCGTTCAGAATCTCCAGCAGTTTCTTCGGGAGGGTAAGCATATTGCAATGGTATTCTTCCGGGTTCTCGCCGTCCAGAATCGCCATGCAGGTTTTTACTTCCGCAGCGTGGTTTTTCAAGACATAACTAATAAGTTTTAGTTTCGGAGTCCCACTTTTCGCCATCTCACCGACCTTCTCATCTGCGCAAATCGCGCAAACGGGTTCCATCACATCGGCAAGTGTTTCGATAGCCCGCTCGTCTTTGAATTCAGAAAGTTTCACGTTGACCCTCCTTAGCCCTCGGCAGTGCCAGCCTTGATGTAGACCTCAAACGGCACGGTATCCTGTGCTGTATTGCTAAAGTGCGCAGTGTACTCAAACGCAAACTGGCCCTTTGCCTTGTCACCGCTCTGCACCTGGAAGCCGCCGGTGGAAAGAGCATTCATCATGTGGATTGCAATAAATCCGCCATTCGTTGCGCCGTTCTTATCGGAATAATCACCGATCCACCAAACATCGCTGAAATCATCATCAACAAGGTCATTTCTGGGAGTGACCTTTTCCGAGGCAACGTCAGCCATAGCAATGAGCGATTTCGCCTGAGCTGTATCAACCGTGACATAGGTGCCGGACATCTTAATTTCCCAAAAATCCAGTCGCTTGAGTTCCTTCATATTCTTTGGGCAGTTATCAACGTCCTCGCCAAAATCCGTGAAGGACGTAGTGGCGGTAAAGTTCACGCCGCCAGAAGTAGCACCAAGAATGTCGGTACTTTCAAGCGTGCCAGTGCTGGGCGTAAAATCAGAAGCCAGAATACCAGCGTTCAGCTGAAGTTCCTGAAAAGTAGTGCTAGGAATCTGTGTAAATTTCAATCAAATCACCTCAAAATTCAGTCTGTTGTAATATATTGGGCGGTAATGTTAATTAGCTTGCGTTTGATTTCCTTGTCGGAATCATCGGCCATATTCTGCGCAAATGGGGTCCCGCTTGTAAGCCAAATCGCCCCATCATCGCAAGGCAGAATAACATCAAGATTCTTTGCAATCTCTCTGGTTTTGGCGTTAATGGCCGACCAGCTCGTTGAGCGGTACCACAAGGACGCAGTGAGGGAAACATTGCCGCCGTAAAAATCATCTGTGGCAACCTGATAAGTCAGGTACGGGAAAGTGGCGCCATCCGGAACGGAGTTTTCCTCATACGCCGGTACACCAAATCCGGAATAGAAATCATACAGGGCTGCTTCTTTTGTCATTCGGCAAGGCTCCATTCCTCCGCAGTAACCTGCGAAAAACTAAATGTTGCGGCTTTTGGGGTAAGAACATCGTCCCCGTCAGACGTTACACGGAACACTTTACTGTCAGACAGGCGCTTGAACACATCGTGGTATTCCAGCTTTGCATTTCTGGCGGTTGTAACAGTATACAATGACGTTACACCCGCTTTTTCTGCCGTCCTCGCCTCCATAGACGTGTTAAAAGTGATAGCCGCGTTAAATTGCGTTCCCTCAGCCCACGCCGTTATAAAGCCACCCTCGCCGTCTGGCGTCCGTGTCTTCTCCAGCATAACGACCTGCTCCATTGCATCATCAATCAACGACATTATAGCTTCCTCCAAGCGTTCAATCTGCTTGCAAACACGGCCTGCCAGCTATTGTCAGTAACTCCGTTTGCGTTTCCTCCCTTGGAGTAGCTATACCCGCCGAAAGATTCAGAAATGTAAGGCGAGGCTTTTGCGGCGTCGCTCTCACAATAAGCATCTATTTCGTCCGCAAGGGCGATGACCGCAGGAGGAACAGCCAACGCCCAAACAGACCCGGTAAACGTTTCATCGGTTAGTGTGGTTGTCGGATATTTCCACACACCGTCATTAAATACGGAACCAACAATACGAAAATATTGTCCATCAGCAAGTGGCAAATCTATCGACCCGGACGAAATTGTAAAGTTTCCGTTTATGATTTGCTTTATATAATCTTTGTCTGACGGATAATTAAACCACTTTAGGTTTGCGAGGAGTTCTGTTAGTCTTGTTTCCATCTTTCTTCTCCTGTTTATCGTGCCGGGCAGGAGCCAATGTCGGCTCCCACCCTGACGATACAAAAGCGTTTACATGGCTTTTTCAAACAGGCAAATTATTTCCCCGCCTTTTTTAAGGAAATACTCCACAATTAGACCTTGAACTTGAGCGCTGCAATCTGGTTGCCATCAGTGACCTTAGCGCCATACAGATGCAGACCCTTGACAGCATCAGCAAAACGAAGTTCAGGACGATATGCCTCAACGCTGTTAATCTGCTCGGCATAAGTACAAGCGGAATTGACCTGCGCCGTGATGGTGTACATCGTGGCCGGAGAAGTCTCGGTGCTCTGGCCGGAAACGACGTTGTTGGACTTGAACACTTCGAGGCCGGCAACAGAGCCAACCAGACCATTGCGGGCAGTCTGCGCGTTAATGTCGGAAGCCTTTACAAAGCGCTCATCCTGAAGCAGGAGAGCATACACGGCAGGAGACACAACAACGGTTCTGCCAGTATTGGGAACGTTGGCCTCATCCAGCTTCTGAGCCAGCTTGACAAAGTTCTCATATACGTTAGCCGCAGTCAGAGAAATAGGAGCAGCAGTCGTGCCGATGGTGTTGCTAGAGGTGGCACCAGCAGCCAGAAGGCCGAGAATATACTTATCAGCAGCATCCGCAATACCGTAAGCGGCTCGACCCATAGCCGTATCAAGCAGATCGCCAGCGGCCTGAACCTTGTCGCAGTCATCAACCTGGAAGTTGAAGTATTTAGCCTGATCGATAACGAGCGTCTGATCGGTGGTAGTCAGGGCTTCCGGCGCGTCCATGTCAGTGTTCCGAGTATAGTCGGAAATGGTCAGCGCAGAAATAGTGTTAATGTGGACGGTATCGCCCTTCTGGCGAATTTCGCCCTCATAGTTACGGTTTACCAGATTGGTAGCAACGTGCGCTTTGTCAAGAGCGTACAGCAGTCTTGCGCTCCACAGTTCGGGGAGAAAAGTAGTAACAGCCATGTTTTAAGTTCCTTTCTTTAGCGATGCTTTGATTGCCTCATAATTTTGATTGATTTCCGCAGGAGACATATTTCTGATTTCGTCTCTTGTGTAAATCCTAGTTGTGGCGGCGGGCGGATTATCAACACTCGCGCCTTTCGTTTCAGTGGTGGAAATGTAGTCTTTCCATTCGGTCTTGAGCGATTCTGTCAGTTTGTCGGCATCTTTGATTCCGTTCTCGTCAATCTCAACGCCCTTCAAATCAACACCGCGCAAAATGGTGTCAATCAGCTTGTCGCCCTTGATTCCAACCTTGCCAAGAAGTTCGCGATATGCCTTTGTCTTTGTGGCGGTCGTTTCTTTTTCAGCAACTCCTGCCTTGTAGTCATCGAACTGCTTCTTGAGTTCGTTATATTTGGCTTCGCTTTCCTCTGGCTTAATTCCATTTAGCTTTTCGGTCGTTTCGTCCAGCTTCTTCTGTACTACTGCCAGCTTGTCAGCATCCGCTTTGTAGGTATCGCGCTGTTCCTTCAGTGCGTCCACCGTCTCCGCGTGTGCTTCGATAATCTCGTCAATCTTTTCATCTTCAATGCCCATTGCCTTGAGCATCTTCCGCGTTAATGCCATGTATATATTTACTCCTTTCACGGCGGCGTTTCTTGCCGTTTGTAAATAACTGTATTTCTATTGTGTATTATACCATAGTCTTTCAAAAAATGCAAGCAAAAATGAATATATGCGTGTATATTTGAATATTCAAGCATTTTCAAGTGCGTCTTTTGCAATGCTCTTATACTCTGATGTGTGCTGCGTCGCGGCTTTTTGCAGCATATGAGCGGGGTGACGATTATGTATGCTCCCAAACTCAACATACGGCGCGTATTCGACGTTTGACCCTATATACACGGAATCGCCATTTGTCGCGTTGCTCATGCTGTTTCTTAGTCTGCCGGTGTTGACCGGGGTTTCCTTTTTGGCATAACCCTCTGCCGTCATGCCGATAGCAGTCAGCGCGTTTTTCTTCGCTCTATCAAGCGCAGCCAAAACCTCTTTGCTATTGTCCGTAAATTTGACACCCAATAAGCATCACCTCTTTTTAAAGCCAATAACTTTAGCAGAAATCGTACATCGGCAGTTGTAAACATTGGCAGGATTTGCGTTAGGATCGCCGGGGTACAAAATGTACCCTACCTCGTTATGAAACGGCTTGTCAATGTCGGCAAGTTTTCCGTCAAGCGTCGCGTGCCAGTGCCGCGTTCTGCCATCATTTGTGGCAATCCATTCACGCTTTAGCACAATACCGTCTTTTGCGGCCTTTTCAAAGCTATCTTGTCGGCCTTTGCATTCTGCGCTTGTTGTCATTGTACGAGCGTTTCTGACAGCGGCCTCTTTGTTCATGTTCTCGACATTCTGCAATCGTTTTGCAATCTTTGGTATGCTTTCACCCTGCAATATGCCTTGCATGACCTCTGCATTAATTTTCTTTGTGTTCCAGCGTACGTCCTTAACGCCATCAACGACTTTATATGGCAACAATGTTTTGTCAGACTTTGCAAGATTGGCAACGGTCGATTGGTCTACCAATGTGAACGAATATCCGTCAAGCTGTCCTGCGATTTTCTCGCCCTCAAAGTTGTAATTTAGTGAATATATCTCTGGCAATTCACCGTTTACATATGCAAGCGCAGTCTGATTGACGTTTAGCAATTCTTTGGAAACTTGTTCGACCATGGTTTTATATCTGTCATTCTGAAATGTGGATTGGCGCAAGAAACGTTTATATGCTTCCTGCGCTTTCTCCAATTCCTCGTCTGTCTTTGCCTTTTCTATGGCTTTTTTAAGGCTCTCTGACCGCTTTTCAACGTAGGACATATAATCGTCCCACTTGGCTCGGATTTCTTTGTCAGCGCGGCGATAAATGGCATTTAGGCGTCGTTCCATCTGTTCAAGCAATTCATCGGTTTGCTTGTGCGCTTTGTCCATG